ATATGCTTATCTGCTTTTAACATGGCAAATATAGACTTACCTTGAAAATATATGTCGGAATCAATAAACAATAAGTGTGTAGCTTTTGATTCAAGAAATCCTGCAACTGATAAATTTCTACCTTGTGTGACTAGCGATGATTTAATTAAGTGAAAAGACACTTTAAGTTTTTTCTTAAAACATTCCTGTTGAAATTCTATTAAAGCTTGTGTGTAATGTATTGAAACCTCACTATGCACAGGTGTTGCAACAAACACTTCAATATCTTTATATTGATCTTTATTTTCTTTCCACAATGGTTCTATTGATTTTTCGTAATTTGATTGAGGTTCAATATTTACTTCTTGTAATGTTTGATATGTATCTTCGTTAATGTATTTACTGCTTGACACTTAAAGCTCCTTTCAAAAAGTTTTCCCATTCTATAGCTTTTTTATCCCAACTATAAAATTTTTTATAATATTTTTGTTGCTCTTCTAAATGATTTTGTATTGTATCCGTGTGTAAATATTCAGCAGTTGAATCTATAGCATTAGCAAATGTGGTAGCTAACATTTGTAAATTACCTGTATAGTTTACATATACTGGCCACTCTGCGCATGTCTCAGGTAAAGCTCCAAAATTTGTAGTTATTACATGAAGACCTGAAGCTAAAGCCTCTAATGCTGATGCACAAAAAGTCTCTTCAAATATGGATGGGTAAACAAACAAATCATAATCTGTAATATGTTCTAATATATATTCATTTGGTTTGTATCCTATATAATTTACATTTGGTAGTTTTTTTGCTTGATCAAATAAAGCCTCTGTATCTTTGTTTACTCTATTAGCAAATTCACTTCCATACACTTGATTTGAACTGTAAACGTCAAGAGTTACGTTTTTATTCCTTACATGTTGCATTGCAAGTAACAAAACATTAAGACCTCTCCAAGGAGTACAATGGTGTATAATTCTTATAGGTTCTCCTTTTTTGTAAATTTTTCTTTTTGGAAAATGACTAGCACCGTTTTTAATTACAATAGATTTGTCTTCAGGTATTTGAAAAAAATATCTAAATTTTTCAAAGCACCAATGTGAATTAAAAATATACCAATCGTATTCGTGGTGTCTATCTTTGTTTCTAAAAAAGCTTTGTAGATTAGGTTGATCCCAAGAATTTTTTTGCCATAGTATATTTATCTTACTAGGATCCAGTGGCACTTTTCCTGGAATAGATGTGCATATTTGAAACTTATTTAATAAGTCTTTCGAAACATATTTTTCAAGCAACTCATGCTGTAACTCTGTCGCTCCTCTAGGTTTCATTATTTTTTGGTTTTTGCACCAATATTACCAGCTCTTGTTACTTTAATTTGTAAATCTTGTCTAAAATCATCAGCAGTAGTATCAGTATTGGGATCAGCAACATCAGCATCAAAATCAGCTTTACTATCATAAACCTTTCCTGTTCTTTTGTGTTTGATAATCTCAATCGCCTCTGCAGGTATTTTTGGTAAATCACTCATTGTTTGCGTCCTTGTCTATTATATTTTTTATTATGTTGCAACTTTTTTTTCTTGTTTAAATTTTTTGTATGTCTCCTTGGTCTCTTACGAGGTTTTGGCCTTGGTACAAAATGTGTAAATTTTTGTCTAGCCATCTTTCAAATTTATATTAAAAGAAACTGAAATTCTAGCTTTTTCATCATAATGCGGTTCAACCATATGTTTTAAATATGAAGGAAAAAGCATTAATAAATTTTCTTCTGGTTTAATTTGATATGTCTCAAAAAAATCAGAATCATCTTGAATAAATCTACCTAAGCTTGCAAAAACTTTTGTATCATCGTTTATAAATTTTAAAGTACCTCCTTTTGTTGAGGCATCAACATAATAAACTCCTGCAAAATGAGAATTAGGATGAACATGTGTATCATTAAAGTCACCCTTATTATTTTTGTTTATCCATAAATTAGAAATTTGAATATACCTTGTATTTATTTTGTAATGGTCAAACATTAACTTACAGACTTTATCTCCTAATGTTTTAAGAATTTTTATATTTTCAATATCTTTTGTTTGAAACCCACCTCTGTTTGAAAAAGATCTTCCATTATTAGATTCTTCACTTAATTTTAATTCACTTAGAATTTCTTTTTTTAATTCTTCATCTTTAAATTTTTCACCAACTATAGATTGAGTAAATATAACTTGTCTAACCATTTTCTTGAGATCGGTCTATTTGTGCGTAACTAATTAAACCTTGTATTGTATTACTCCCTGTAGCTGCTTGAACTGTTATCGCATCTCCTGCTTCTAAATTTAAACCCTGTGGGGTGGCGTTTACTTGTGATTTTGCAGCAAGATCATCTCTAAAAAATTCATACTCTGTACTTGAATCAGAAGAATCCACAAAATTCATATTTACTAATATAGCTGATGACGCATCACTGTTAGAACAATAAACGCTTTTAACAATTACTGTTGCATCCGAAGGACAAGTAAATACAGTTGTCTTACCTGTGCCAGCTTGTTTGAAACCTTGGTTTTTATATCTAATTGTCATGATAAAAAGTAAAGAAAAGCTTCTTGTTCATTTTTTAATTCTTGTTGATACGATGTATTTAACTTATCTTGCATCGTTCGTAAAGACTGAGAAATTTGCCTTTGATTTTCTGTTGAATACTTTGGTGTTGGTTCAGGTATAACAATATCTACTCTAGCCATTACAACCCTGATTGAACACCACCTGGACCACCAGTATAAGGTGTAGAAGTTTTTCCAGCTGATTTTCGAGTAGGTGTTTTTGTCGGTATACTTCCACCACCCATTCCTGTGTCTCTGTCTGTTGATTTTATGTTTGTAATTCTAGGACTTACAATAGTGTTAATGGTTCCTTGTTTATCATCTTGTCCTAAAAATTTCTTTTCTCTTTTTTTATTTAAGAAATCCATTAATGTTTTAGATTGACCTAAATCTGTTTGTCTAATTCTTTGATTAAAATTTTGTATTGCTGCTATTGGATTTACATTTAATAAAGGTGCTATTCCTAAAGCTGCTGGTGCAGGGCTTAGTATACCCCTTAATACATTACTTTGAATTGTATTCAAACCTAACTGTCTTGCTGCAAATTTTGCAGCTTGATTTTTAAGAACATTTGTTGCCATATCTTTTAAATCAATACCACCTTCAGGCATAAAATTGTTCAACATACTTTGAGGTTTATCTACAACTGAAAAAGAAGGAACGTAGTTTTCAAAACCTGGTTGTTGCAAAATACCAGCCACACCTACAGGTTCATTTGCCATGGCTACATTATTAGCATAATCTCTTAAAAAAATTTCGTCCATTATCCTCTCATTCCATCTAATTTTACGTCAGCTCTAAAAGTTCCAAAACGCCAATTTTGATCTGTGCCAGTATTAGCTATTTTTAAACTAGCAAATCTAGCTCGAGCTCTTGTATCTACTTTAGCAGTTGTTGAGGTCACTGTAAATGGCCCTAAAGGAGAAGATGCTTCTGTATCAGTTGGAAAATCTCTCAACAAAATAGTGACTTGAGCATCTCCTTGAATAGTTTTAAAATCAGGAACAAATCTACTCATACTCATAAAAAACTCAGCGTTAGTGCCGTCAGGGTTCAAACTAAAATCCCCTGATTCAATGAAAGCAGGTATGGCTGTTTTAGCACCCGTTGAACTAACTTCGTTAACACCTTTTTCATGTTCAAAGTATTTTGTTGATCCGTTAATATTAGTAGCACCTTGTACAGTAGGAAAAGTTGGAACTCCTGTTGATGTAAATTCTGTTGCATATGGGTTTTCAAATAAATTTGCGTCAACCCATGTTGTTCTTGATAACGATCCTGTTACCCAAGTTCCGTCTTGATAATTATAACAAACGTATCTATCATTAAAATCAGATGTAGCTTGTGGATAATACCAACATATTTCTTCATACAAATGATTAAGGCCAACATAAACTGACTCTCCAGCAGAATAATTTACTCCTAAATTACTACCATTTTTAGTTGTAAAGACAAAATCTTCTACTGCACAAGGTAATGATTTAACTGTACCATCAAAGACAAAGAAGCCTCCAGATTCACCCATCCAATAAACTATACCATTGACATATTTCATGGCATGTTGCCCAATACATCCACAATTAGAACCTACTTGTCTGATTGAAAAAGTAAATGGTGGACCAACAAATTGCATTACATAAGCTGCATTGTCTGTTAAAATAAAAGTATAATCTTTACCTTTTATTGCACCTACGATTTTAGTGCCTGAATCTAGTCTGAAAGTTCCTGCTGTATTTACAGAAGTTGGTGTATAAGCAGAAATATTTTCTTGATCTGAAAATCTTATAAACATTTTATCTTGTGTTGATTGGTCTCCAATTGTTGTTTCCGTCCCCAACATAATTAAATGCCTATCCCTATCTGAAACTAGTGACATAACAGACTTTGTTGGTGCACTTGGTATTATTACTGCTCTAGTGTTTAATGCATTTGAATTAGAATTAATAGGATTCCAAGAAAAAGATTTGCCGTTTTTAATAGTAGCAATAAGTTGTTCACCAAAGTTATCTAATGACCAAGACGCAGGATCTGTTGTTAATGTTTGAGATAATGACTCAATACCCCATCCTGTAAATACCTCTACTCCAGCTCCACTAGAATGTGCACTTCTAGTTCCCGCAGCAGCTCTCGTTATGCCAGTCAAATCATTTGATGAAATACCTGTGTACGAAATAAATTCTGCCCCAACTTTTATTGTACCTGTGCTTGGAAAACCTGTTGTCGATGCTAGTGTAATAGAGGTTCCTGAGCCTCCAGTTCCAGCAGTGTCGTCTAATAAGGCTCCGTTTAAAGTGCTAAATACTTGTTGACCACCACCCCATAATCCTGTGCCCCAACCAAATCCAAAAGTAGCACCTAAAGCACCTGGTTTAATATATGGAGTAACTGTGGCTGAGCCTGATCCGTTGACCGTTGTCCCTGCTGCGCTTGCCATGGTAATTGTAAATTCATCACTATTAGGAACAGTAACAACTTGAAAAGGATTTGTTGTAAAATCTGCTCCAGTATAACCTGCTCCTGTAGGAGGAGTTACAGAAGAAAATAAAAATATATCTCCTGGTTCTAGACCATGAGCTGCTTTGTTAACAGTTACTGTTGCTGATGTGTTAACAGTATCAAAGGTACAACTAGTTAAAGCTGTGCCAAGAGGAGTGATATCAAAAAAAGCACCTTCATAATATATAACTAAAACTTTATTTGTTCCTATTGCAGCGTATTTTCTACCATCAAGATCAGCCCAAATAAATTGTTCCCTTGCAGCACCCACTAAAGTGCTTTCTAAAATTTGTTCCCAACCTCCTATCTTTTCAGGTAATCCATATCTAAATCTTACAAAGTCACCATCTGTCCACTTGCCTTGTGCTCCAGTCTGTGTAACTTGTTTATTAAATCCAGGGGCTATATCTACTTTTGTTAAGGGCATGAGGTATTATACCTTATATTAGAAGATAATTAAATATATCACTCTTTTGGTTTTTTTCCTTTAATAGGATCATCAAATGTTGGGAGATTTTTAAGCTCATCTGAAAAATTAGATTGAAATGTATATACAATTCTTACAAGAACATTACCAAAATGCCGTAAGCTTACTGCATCTAAATGCAACTTTTTATGTTTTGCAATTATTTTAAGTTCTGAATCTTCAAAAATTATATCACATGATCCGTCTTTATCACTTTGTCTAAATTTCATCTTTTTACTGCAGGGGTTCCGTAAAGGGTTCTTCCATCTTTATCGTGATGTTTATTAGGACCATCTGCATCTACATAGTGTAAAAAACATTGTGCATGCCAATCTCCTTGAAATGTATCACGCCAATGTTTTACTTCACAACCTAAATATATAACTGCATCTCCAGGATTAATCTCTACAGGAGCACCGTCCATATAAATAGGCCACTTGGTGCCATCATTACCTATATTTACAGTTACACTTATTTCACAAGATGGTCGATCTTTATGTTTTTTTAACTCAGCTAAGTTTGTGTATATTCTCCAAAAAGAATATGTTGGTATAAGTTTTTTTCCAGTTTGTTCTTCCATTAAACTTAATTTACTTATCATTAATGATTCCATTGTTGCATCTCCATAAAAATAAGTATCTGCTGTGTCAGTGGTTTGATCAAAGCTGTCAAAATTACTTTGATGTTTCATTATACAATAATTATTTAACAGTGAAATTTCTTCCTTACTTAAAAAATTATTAATTACTTTATATTTAAAATCTTTACCTATAATGCCCATGATACTACTGAATACCTTGTTCCTTTTTTTACTGGAGTTACACAATGAGGATATAAAAAATTACTTGGCCATATTATCATACGGTTTGCAACCCTATCTATTTTTAAATTATGTGATTTATCAGGTGTTTCAAATATTAGATCTCCACCTTCATAATTATCATTTATAAAAAATATACAACTTAAAGTTCTTGGTATTGGTCTTGCATGATCAATATGAAAAACGTAATGACCTCCCTCAGTATATTTTAATAGTTGAATATCATCAATTGTAACATTACCAACTGTTTTTGTATTTTCTTGGTATTTATTAATATACTTATAAAAAGTATTTAAAAAAAAATTAGCCCAATGTATTGTGGTCAAACTGTTTTCGTCTAAATTTTTTAAATGCCAAATAGTGGTGTTTCTAATTTCTTTATCTTTTTTTTGTTTATTATCTTGTACAACGTAAGCATTTCCAAATTCTTTTTTATTTTCACATACTTCATAAAGTTTTTTTAACACATTTTTTGGTAAAACATTATCATATATATTTATATAATTATTTAATAAAAGTGGATTATTTTTTATTTCCATGATTTTTTATGCCAAAAATTTTTTTTATAATTATTTAAAATATGTTTGAAATAATAAAAATTTATTTCTGCAAATTTTTTCTCATTTCTTTTTTCTATTTTCATCTTCCAACTTTCTCTTTTAAAAGGTATAACCTGAACATAAGGTGTACCAGCTTTCACAAGTGATTTTAAAGATTCATATTTATCACCATTAATTACAATAGGAAAGTTTATTTCTCTTTCAAAAGTATCTGTGTCTACAATACCAGGTATAATTGAAAATCTGTCATCAGTATTGTTAAGAGGAGGCAAAAATAAAGTAGAGTATCCAGGAGGTGTTTTAATTATCCATGGATTTAATATTTTGTGAAATTTATGTTTTTTGTTTTTTTCAACATGAGGACTTCCCTCTAATTGTTGATATTCATGAGTTTCTTCATTACCGTCATAATTTAAATTTAAGTTATTAGACATTTTAGAATTAAATCTTAAGGACACAATAGCACCCGATTTCTTTTCTCCATCATACTCTACGTTATGAATAATATAATAATCTATAGGCATTTTTAACAAATAACCTGCAGTAAGAGAGTCTAAAAAAGGCACACAACCTTTAATGGTTTTTTTAGCAGGAGTATGTTGTAGTTTTTTATACCAATCAGGAACGTTTAACTTTGCAGGTATTGGTAAAAAATCTTTATTGTTTCTAATATAATCTTCTCTGCAAACAAATTTAATTATATTGTCAAACACCTTAGCGGTTTAGCAATTATTAAGGAATTTGTAAAGTGCTTAAAAAAGTTATGGAATTAGTATTACAATATTCTTCCCAACTAGAAAGCATAGGATAAGAAAGTGCAGAAGTATCTAAATTATTTAAATAACTTAAATAATCAGCCACCTCGCTATATTTAGGATGACCAACATTTACATCTAAAAAACTTTTAGCAACAAATTTTACAGTTTCTAAATAAGAGTCTAATTCTTCTTTATCATTAAAACGTAATTTTTCTGTGTCTTCTGTTACAGTTGCAGACGTTCCGTTTACGACAACAGTTGCATTATTTATTCTTATGTTATTAAATTCAGAATCAGAAATAGTTATGATGTCATAAAAATTTGGCGGAATATTTAAATCATCTTTATCAGAATCATTCGCTGCAATTTTGTAAACACCATTATCTTTACAAATTAGATATGCCATAATCTATCTCCTATTAACCGTTATCCCACATTGCTAATGCACCTGGTTGTCCTGTCTGTCCAGGCTGCGAAGCATTTTGACCGCCTGAGCCACCAGATCCAACTCCAGGTCCAAATAAATAACTTGAAGGCATACTTCTTGTAGCTCCTGGTGCACTTCCAGATGATCCACCTGATCCAGGTTGTTGTCCTACAGCTCCGTTTCCGCCACTTCCACCATTAACAGTAAATAAACCTGGGATAGTAGTCGCCCCTCCTGTGCTTCCTGGTTGTGATGGTGCGTTTTGTTGTGAGAAAGCTCCTCCAGATCCACCGCCACCAATAGCATAAGGTAACGGAGTTCCTCCAGTTACAGGTCCTGTGTAAAAACCAAACCCACCTGAGCCACCGGTTCCACCATTAAATTGTCCAGAACTACGGTTTCCGCCTCCGCCTCCGCCTCCTGCCCAGCAGTAAGCATAGAATTCATCAACGTCAGAAGGTACTGTGTAAGTACCAGAGGCAGGTCCTCTTTGATCAAATTTAGGTTTAAAACCTCCTCCACCCGCTGCACCTGTAGAAGCAGCAGTTAATCTTCCTTGAGCGTCAACAGTAATTGATGCAAGAGTGTATGATCCAGCTTGAACTGAAGTGTTTGCTAATTGATCTGCACCAACAGCATCGTCAGCTATTTTGGCTTGTGTAACAGCATCATCATTTATTGTTGCAGTTATAACAGCGTTGTCAGAGAGTTGTGCTGCTCGTATTGCATCGTCTGCAATTTTAGCGTTCGTAATCGCATCATCTGCTACTTGTGCTGTTCCTATTGTTCCACCAAGAGTATCTAAAGAAACTTCATTTAAATTTGTTCCATCTGAATATGCTGCATAAATTTTAGCAGCATCAGGAGTAAAACCTGTTCCACTAGCAGTTTTAATTGTAAGATTAGATGGATTTGTCAATCCAGAACAATCAAAGATATAAAATTTTTCTATTGAATCTGGAATAGTACAAACTGTGCTCGATGCGATTGTTGCAGTTGCAAATTTAATAACTAAATTTCTTGCGTTAGAAATTGCACCATCAGACATAACAAGGGCAACAGTGCCTCCAGAAGACAATGTAATTTGTTCGAATCCAGCTATTGCTTGTTGTACTAAATTTAAATTTGTATTTGTCTTATCACCCCATGTACCAGCATTTTCACCGGTTACCATTAGCTCTAGTTTAAGATCACTCGAATAACTTGATGCCATAAAAAATTCTCCTTAATAATTTAATATTTTACATGAATCAAGCAGCCAAATCAACTACCGTCCACGTATTAGATACTCCTAAATCTATCTCATTCCATGAAGTAATATTAGGACTTCCTACAGATCCTGTCAACTGTATGCCACTAGGGGTCACTAAAGCGTCTCCTGTTACAGGACCCTCTTCTCCCAAAGACGATGTCATTGACAGTCCTGATACCCCTATGATTTGTCCTGGTATTTCTGCATGTTGTCCAAGTGTCATTGTAGCAGATATTCCAGTTACTGACTCATTAGTGCTTTGGATTAAAGTAATATTTCCTTGTGTTAAAGATGCTTGACTTCCTGTGACAGGGACTGGTGTTTTTAAACCACCTACAGTATTTCCTTGTGATGATGCTATAGATATTCCAGAAACAGATACATTAGCATCCCCTGATAGAGTAGATGATCCAATTGTAAAATCTAATTGATCTTCTGCTGCTAAAACAATTACATCTCCATCAATTTGTAATGAGAAACTTCCTTGCGTAAAGCTAGCTTGAGATCCACTTACAGCAACAGTCACATCTGTAAATGCTGTCTCGTTTCCAATGGATGATGTTAAAGATTGTCCTGTTACTTGTACTGAAAAATTATCACCCCAGGCAAACTCGCCCCATTCACCTCTACCCCAACCTTCTCCTGTTAGAGTGCTTTCATCTACTGTTGCTGCACCTATGCTTGATGTCATAGAAATTCCTGTAACGGGAACTCCTATACCAACAACGGTGCTACCAACACCAATCGACATTGTTACAGGTCCTGGGACAATTAAAGCTGAAGTACCACCTACTGCAGCACCAATACTTGATGATAATGATATTCCTGAAACAGATACATCAGCATTTGCTGTAACTGATTCAGAACCAATTGATGATGTTAATGATATGCCACTGACGGAGACTATTTCGTCAGAGAGATCTCCCCATTCTGATGCTCCCCATGTTTTTCGTCCCCATCCAGTAGCCATATCATTTTAATCCTTATGCTAATCTTAAGATCGCAGCAGATGTTGTGAAAGCAGGGAACTGAATTGTAAACGTTCCTGCAGTCGCAGTTTTGTCTCCACCGAAATCTAATACAGCAACAGCATCAGTAGTATTTGATCCACCGTCAGTTGTTGTATTGTAGATTAATGCTCCTCTTGCAGTAAGAGTTACGTTTTGAAAAGATAAATCAGCAAAATCAGTAATAGCTACTGAAGATGAAACTTTTACACCTTGGTTAACAAGAGTTCCACCACCAGCTGTGTAGTTTGATGAAGTAACTTCAGTATTAGCTCCACCACCTGGGTTTGTCGAATAGTTTGTTGTTGATTTTCCTAAAGTCGCTGAACTAGTATACATCGCTAATTTATATGTGTCAGAGGATGTATCAAAGTCATGCTTTCCCTGTAGTAATTCTTTTTTAAAAGAATCACAGATTGCGTTTGTTGTTATTGCCATAATGGCCTCCTTATTAATTTGTGTTTGGAGTAGGACTTGGAATTTTTATTCTTGGAACTCCATCGTCATACTCAGCTCGTCTTCTTCTACCCATTTGTTGTAGGGCAAAATTCTGTACTTCTTCATTGTACTTGCTTTCATAGAGCTTGTACATATCCATAGGGCCTTTTAAAAATCTAAAACATTCTGTTAAGACACCATGTAATAACATGGATTCTTGATATTTTGCTAAATATGTTTGATTAGTAGAAGTAAATTCAGGTGGGTCCTTAATATAATTTATTTGCACTGTATCAGCTGCAGCTGGCGTAGGTGCTACTATTATATTAAATTCATCCCAATTAGCATAATACTTTGGTTGTCCTTGTGTTCCTGTCCCATTGAACTCTGATATAAAACTTGTATCTCTTTTTTCTAAAAAGGTTCTATTCCCACTTGAATCTAAATGTTCTACAGATCTTAAAACTAAAACATCTGATGGCATGGATACTGCTCTATTTCCTGCTGTGAAAGTTGAATTTGCGTATTTTCGTAAATCATCATAATCCACTTTACCTGCTACATCTAATTCAACGTTTCTAATAAATTCTTGTATTTGAGAATCAGATAATACAGTGCTTCCCACCTCTGTATAGTTTCGTACTTGCGTTAAAAAATCTGAATGTGTAATTGCCATTATGAAATACTAACCTCCACTTGACCTATATTTGAAATAAGTTTTCTTCTTCTATTTTGTAATGATGGATCTGCAGGTTTCATAGCCGAAGTTCCTTGTGTTATAAAAGCAAAGTCTCCAGGTAAAGATAAATTTGCTACACCAACGGACGCACCACCTGAATCAGATATTGTAACATCATTAGAAAATTTTACAGAAGGTTGTTGAAACTTCATGTTTCTAGAATTTTGTAAAGCTATAGCATCAGCGGTGTTATGCTTTCTTCTAATTTGTGGATGTTTTGGTTCAAATTCAGATATGTGAACAAGACTTCCATTCCACTCTTTTACCATTTCAATATACGGAAAAGCCATACCTGATCTATCAGATATTGATTGTGATCTTTTTCCTGTTGCATACTTTGCCATACTATATTCCTTGAGGGTAGAAAGATTGAGGAGTGATAAATGTAGAAGCTCTTTGCCCGTCTTCATCCAAAGCTCTTTTCAATTGATCCTCATAAATTAATTTATTTTGTTGAACTAATTGTGGTGCATTTTTCATAGCTAAATAATATGCTAATCCTGCAACCATACATGGTAAAAATCTGAAAACTACATCGGCTTCATTTGTGTATGAACCAGCGTCTTCAATTCTTTTAATTACATAATATTTTAAAGTTGTGTAAGTATTTAGATCAGGTGCTTGATAAAGATATATTTTTGGTGTTGTTTCTCTTTCCACATAATATTGAGACGGTTGTCCAGTAGCCAATTTATTAGGTAATGCAGCATAAGCAGATCTATCAATTTTAGTTAAAGAAACGTCTTGGGTGTTAGCATTGTCTGAGGCTGCTGCGGTTGAAGATATAAAAGCTTCTAATACATCGCTAACTGGTGCACTAACACTATATTCTGCTTGACCAGAAACTAATGCGTTTTCATGAAGAGCAACCTTCCACAGGTGTATACCTCTATTAGCCCATTCAGCAAATAATAAATTTAAACTTATTCTTGCAGACTTTAAGCTATGACCACTGGTCGTAGTCATACCACATCTTTCGTATGCCTCTTGTATTATTTCCTCTATAGAAAGGTCAAAACTAGTTGTCCCTGAAGTTGCCATTTAAATCCTTTTTACGGTTGTACAATTTCTTGGATTGTACCACTTTTTGACTAAACTTTGAAGACCTTAGACTTTTTGCTATATAATTTGGCAAGGACACGTTTTTTCTTCTTTTTTTCATCTCTCGCACCTCTAAGTTTACCTTCTACTTGTTTTCTTATTTGTGATCTTCCTATTGGCATTTTTACTCCTAATAACTATTTACATCACCATGTACTAAATCAGTATTAAAGGCAATTATTATTTTGTCCTCATCAAAATTATTTATAGGTGACTTGTGAGCATAATAACCTGGAAAAGTTAGTATGTCACCCTCTTCTATGTTTAATTCAAATATTTGATTTTGAGGTAAAAAAATCTGTGTTGTTAATTTTTTATTTGGTAAATTTATATAAAAAACATTAGTTAAATTGGTTCTTGGATGAGAATGAACATCGTGACAGTCATTTTTTTTATAAACTTGAAACCAAATATTAGTCATTTGAACGCCTTTGCAACTATAAGTATTACAAATTGATTCAGCAAATTTTGAAAAAATATTGTTTTGGAAATATTCTACATATTTTCTTTCCATATTTTTTGGCAAATTATAATCTTGATGAGATATTTTATCGTTACCACTATACAAAGGGTTTTTAGGTATACTAAAAATTAAATCTATTAAATTTTGTTTATGATTTTTAAAATTTGAAACACTAAAAATATTATGAGGAATCATACCAAATCGGTAGCTTTTCCTATCACTGGTTTATACTTAGTTTTACCTTCAGATTTGTAAGCGTGCAAGAATTGTTTTCTTGGTTGGTCAGGTGTGTAGCTGCAGTGAATCCATCCGCTGTTTGGTTCACCTGGTGTATAAAACTCAAGAATCAATTGATCATAGTCTAGGTTTTGGTCGATCCAATCAGCTAATTCAGCGTTGTCTGTGCCCATGCATTCGAAATCAGCCGCCTCGGCCTTGGCATGTTGGCTGTTGACTGAGCTGCCGATCTTAATACACAGTTGCTCGCTACGGAAACCGCTCGTCACCTTGACCCTGCCAAAGTGATCACGTACCGGTTGCAAAATATTTTCACAAAGTGCTTTTAGTTTTTCTATCTGACCTGAATTAGGATTGT